TTCGACGATTTCCTCCCATACTGCGGGGAGTTCACGGCCGTCTTCGACGCTTACGATTGTCCCGGTGTTGCGGTTTTTGAATCGTGCCATGTTTTACCTCCTATTAGGCGGCTACTGCGGCCTGTACCTTGTCTTCGTAAGCGACAAATGCGCCGGTGTCCTTGATGACCCACCCGAAAATTGCCTCGACAAGAATTGCTTCCATGTTGTTCTGCCAGAGGTTAATCGACTGACCGCCGTCCATGATGGTCGCCTGGTCGGTGCGGCTAAAGGTGATGTCTTCCGCGAAGCCGTACATCAGCTGCGAGAAGTCGCCGCCAAAAGCGCGTACCTTCGTGTCTTCGGACTGGCCGATCTTGCCAGAGACAGCACGGGAGTAGTCGATCGGCAGACCGTGAAGCGTGCCTGCACCCTGCTTTAGGTTGATGGACGGCGCGTAAATCGGGCGACCGAGAGTGTCGGTCTGCGAAAGAAGCTCTGGTGCGAGGCGCTTGTCAGCTGCGAATGCGGTCATGTCGAAGTCTTGGGTCTCATGACCTACCACAAGCGCGTAGCCGGAGAGAATGTCGGTTGAGATACCGCCGTTCTCCTTCTTCGCGGTGCCAAGCTCAACGCGGTTCTTAGTCTGGTTCACATACTCGACGCCGGAAATTGTCTGCCCATTTACAGCGTTCTTGCCGTGCAGGACAGCGAGGTCGAATGCGCGGGTGATAGCGCCTGCCATCTGTGACTGAATGAAGTCGAGCAGACCCAGAGGATTCGCCATACGGGCTTCTTTAGACCAATAGGCAATAGCGGCTGCCTTGATAGGCTTCATGACCTTAGTGCCAACAGTCAGGTTAGTTACAGGTTTCGGCTGTCCTTCGCCGACGATTCCAGCCTGCGGCTGCCCGGTCTGCACTGCCAGCGCCGTGCCAGTAATCGGCATAGGGACATTCTTTGCCAGCTTTCGGACTACCGAGTCTTCGGTAACCTGCTGGATAATCTCTTTCGCCATCGGCTTCGGGAGAAGGCCGGAGGTGTTAAGAGAATCGAGAGTAAAGCTGTTCGCCATATCTCTCATTCCTTTCTATAGGTGATGGTGAATTATGCAAATATGCATAACTGTTAGCCGAAAATGGACTTTAACCAGGCTTCTTTGGGATTAGAGTCTGGTTTTCCGCCCTGTGCGGGGTTCACAGGGAAAGATTTCTTTGATTCTCCGGCGTCAAATTTCGACTTTAGGGTCTTGATGTTCTCTTCGATCGACTCAGAGTCAGAACCGGGGATGAATTCAAGCAGGTCTAGGTCAAGGCCAGCGGATGCGAGCGCACGGAGCTTTAGGTTTTCCAGCTTCGCGGCGTCGAGTTCTGCGGATAGTTGGGAGTCTTCCGGGGTTTTGGTTTCTTCCTGAGGTTTCTCTTCTTTAGTGGGTTCCTCAGGTGCTTTTGTAGGCTCAGCTTCCGGTTTTTCTTTGAGTTTGGTGTTTTCGGCGCGGAGGTTCTGGATGAGTTTCCATGCGCGGGCGGCGTCGAATTCTTCGCCGTCTTTTTCCCAGGGTGGTTTCTCTGCTGAGGGTTCTACGGTTTGTTCAGTAGCTTCTTCGGCTACGTCGTGGTTTTCTTGGATGTCTTCTTTAGGCATATCTTCCTTCTTCGGTGATGGTAAAAGCGTGTTTTGCAGTGCTTTTGGCTAGTTTTTACGTCTCTTTGCGCGAGTCTGAGCTTGCTTGCTCACGCGGATAAGATCGTTGTAGACGGCATCAACGTGTCGTTCATCTGTGGTGTCTACGAGGTTGAGATGTGCTGCTTCGTCACCTTTGTTTGAGACAAGGGTGTCGAGTGGTGCTTCTTTCATTGCTTGTTCTAGCCAAGAGACGGGAGACTTACCCGCGTATTTTTCTGGGTTCTTATCAACATCTTCAAGCGTTGAATCGTAGAACTTGCTCAGTCGCTCGTAGTCTTTTTTGCCGACCCAATTATCGGATTTGAAGACTGGAACCACGAGGCAGTCGCACGAGTCATGAAATTTATCCATGTTCTCTAGCCGGTATTTATCCCGGCGAGCGCGGGATGTTGCGGCGGAGCCTCGGCGGCCGCGTTTTCCTGCGGCGACTTGCTTTCGGCCGCCGCGGTAGGTAGCTGCGAGTCTTGAGGTGTAGACGGGGCCGCGTGATGCGAGCATGACGCAGAATCCGCAGTTTTCGGCTCCGGTTAGGACACGTGCCCATCCAATCGGATATGCCTTAGGTGAGGGCGTGTATCCTTCCTCCTTGTCGTTGTCTTCGAGCGCGTTCTCGGTTTCTTCTATGAGTTTGTCGAGATCGTCGAATCCTTCGAGCAGGACGGGATAGGTATCTGCGGATACTTGGTCGGAGATGGGAATATAGTTATCCAGTTCCGGGTTCGGAACAGCCCGTATGACTTGGCGGCGGGCCGCCATTCGTACATGCCGTTCCATCGCGTCCACGAGCGTTGAATCGGAGGCGTTTGAGTACTCGCGGAAGAGCGTTTTGACAGCCTGGTACGTGTACTCTCCCATTGGTGGGATGTATGCGTCGTATCCGTATTCTTCCGCTGCGTCCTCTAGCATCTGGTTACCAATATGAGCTGCTTGTTTGCGGGCTTCCTGTATGGTCTCCCAGATTCTCGGTATTGCGGCTTCTACCTGTCGCGGATCAGTACGGTTTATGTATGTTAGTGTCCGTAGCATGTCCGATCGGAACGGATTCAGCAAAGAGGCGAGGGCGCGGAGATAGAAAGCTGGGTTTAGCACAGCGCTATGCTCCTATCTCTGCACGTCCTCGTTGGTCTGTGCGGTCTTCGCGGGCGATCTGTTCAGGTGATAAGCCGAGGTATTCGCGGGCGGTTTCGGCGGAGATGACTCCCTGCGCTTGGGCCTGTAACATGAGGGCGTTCCGGGAGCTGATGGAGGCGACTGCCGGGTCGCGCCACCTAGCTTCTAGTGTCTCTATGTTTTCGACGTGCACACCGGAGATCGCGAGCACCATGCGAGCGATGTCTTCTACTGCATCACCAAAAATATGCTGTTTCAGCTCGGCGCGGGAGATGAGACGGTCCTTTGCGGATCGCATTGCCTCGGCGCTGGCCGGGTTGGACTCAGCATTGACTCCCATCATGAACGGCGGGATGCCAGTCATGGCGGATACCTGCTGCGCATAGAGCTTGAAACTGTTGATAATTTGGTTCAGGTCTGCCCCTGGAATAGCACCTGCTTTAGCGTCGCTAGGGCCGATCAAGAAGTTTCCGAAGTACGCTTTGATCTTTGACTGTAGGTTTCCGTTTTCATCGACAAATTGGTCTTCTACGCCGTCGCCGAAAAGGTATTTGGTCGGCATCGACAGCATCTCTTGCGCTACCTGTAGGTTGGTAAGCGAGCGCGATGCTGCGTCGATGAGGTCGTGGATGTCTTCTATTTCGGAGCGACCAGGTTCGCCAATACGCTTGATGTTTGCTATTTCCACGATGGGAATTCCGGGGTATCGGTCGCTAAAATCTTGGCGTTCTACGAGGGTTTTCACGCCGTTTTCTTTGCGGTATATTTCGATTACGCCGGGCTTGTATATTTGGCTGTATCCGGTGTTCCCGGCGGCGAATTTCTGAACCGCTTTGACGATTTTCCCTGTATGGTCGCGGGTTACTTTGATGTCGCGGCCTTTGTGCACGGTGAGACGTGGAATGTCTGAATCCGGGCGCCCACCGGCGACTACAAAAGCCGATCCGGTAACTAATGCCTCGGTTATCCCTAGCGTCAGCAGGGTATCGAAGTTATTCGCTTGCAGGATACGCCGCAGTTCGTGCGGCGGTTCCCCATCGGCGAGAGTAAAACCTTCGAGCACGAGGGCTTCTACGAGAATATCGACGGAGAGTTTTCCCCACCTGACAGGCATCTCTAAGACGCGCACGTTCGGCGGTAGGGAGACGCCGAGAGCTGCTAGGCGACGTTCGCCGTTATAGTATGCTTCACCGTCGATATGGCCTATAAAATTGCCCATGAGGTGCCTCCCTTCTTTTTCTCTTTGTTCATTAGTGCGTCGTAGGCGATTGTGCATGCTACGAGCGGGGAAATATCTTGTGTGCGATCATCTCGCGTCCAATACCACAGCTCTCCGTTGCCTTTGGAACGGCGACACGCATTGACAGCTTCGTCCAGCTCTTCCTGCCCTATATGGCGGATTGAGCTAGACGCGAGCGCATCGAAGAATGCACCGCATGCTTGCGTGTATTCGCGGTGTGTTAGACCTGTTAAGAACCGTTTCTGTTTGGGGTCTTTTGCGAGCACTTCGGCGGTCTGAGATGCACCGGCGTAGGCTGTTGCTACCGGTTTCCACTTGTCTCGCAGCTCTTTGAGACGTGCAGGTACCCAATCGGTGCCGATGCGGCGGTCGATAACCTCGACGTGCACGTTTCCGTCCGGGCGGAGTGCGGCGACCGATATTGTTGAGACGTCGCGAAGCGGGGTAACATCCACGCCGAAAGCGAGCGTATTGCCTGGCACTGAGCTGGTATCGCGGGTGTTTGCCCAAAATTGGGCTGGTATCGCGGAGGTTCCACCGAGTTTTGCCCAAATTCCTAGCCGCTCACGTTTGAAAGATTCATCGTCCATTGAGCGGCGCTCGGACTCGATGAATTCCTCGCTAATGCGCAGCCCTAGCGCTGGGTTCGCGAGCGCCCACATGTTTTTGTCTGTTGGGTCTGCATCATCGGGTGCGGACCATTCGTAGAATGCGAGGTGTTCTTCGCCGTCTGGGTTGAGAGCGCGGGTGCGAAGGTCTGCTAGGACGTCGCTGTCGGGGAATCCTGCGGAGGATGTGTACCAGACTTGAGTCGATGAGTGCATCGACTTCGAGGCTAGTGTCGGGAGCATGGCGGATACTACGGAGCGAGGTAGGTCGTATGCTTCGTCGAAGACTACGAGGTTCGCTGTGTACCCACGCATCGAGCCGCGGGAGCGAGCTTTGAAAAGTAGGCGGTTTCCGTTTTGCGTCTCGAAGGACATGCCGCTGTTTCCGGTTTTGATTCCCGACATGGTAGCTTGCGGGTCGCCTTTGTATCCGAGCATGTACTCGACAAGTTCGCTGTTTCGGATTAGGTGCTCTAAACGCTGTTGATGTTCGACGGCGGTCCCGAATAGGTGCGCCGTGTGCAGGATCGTTTTCTCTCCGAATAGGAATAGCCCGGCGAGTTCGCGAGCTTCTAGAATGGAGCCTTTGCCGTTCTGTCGTGCGACGATAACTCCGACGTCGGTTGCTTTCCAAGCCCCGTTTACGCGCTCACCGAGGGAGCCGCGTAGGACGTATTCTTGCCATTCGTCGAGGATGAGACCGGCTACTGCGGCTAGGTCTATAGCATCGTCTCCTGCGGTTGTGAAATATAGCGGTGTGACGTCAATGCGTGGTGTCTGGGAGCCGATAAGGTGACTCACTTATCGGCTCCCTTCCTGATTGTTGAGTGAAAATCTACCGACGCAGGTCTAGCCTGTCGAGACAGGTCGCGGGGCTGTCCGCTCGACTAGCCTGCTGTCGGCAAGCATATATAACCGGCCGGGGTGCATGCTGCCCCGGCCGGGTTCCTTCACGCCGGTTCGGACTTTCACCGAACGCCGACACCGCTCCACAGCGGCCGCTCCATCCTGAGCTACGGCGCTACTCCTTTTACCCTTCTTGCGCGGCGCGGGCGGCGGCTTCGATACGCTCTTGACGCTTCTTTGCCAACATATCGAGAGCAGATTCGCCTTCCGGTTTCGCTGCTGCTGTCAATCGGGTTAGTTCTTCAATGGTTTCCTGTTCTGCCTTAGCGAGCGCGGCAACATCGCGGGGGTTTGCAACGATGAGGGCGGAACGTACACGATGCAATCGCCACCGGGCGGATTCTACTGCATCCTCAAAAGTTGGTACGGGTACCTCTTGGACGTGTCCGTAAGCGACAAGCTGGTTTACGATCGTGTACCCGTCGGGTGCTTTCTTGTCGAGCCGCGCTTGTGTAGCCACTTCGATGCGCTCTATGTTTTCCGGTGCGAAGGCAGCGCGGGCCTGCGCTGCCTTTTCTCGTTGCTTACGGGAGTGTTCTCGTGCGGCTTCCTGGCAGGGGGCGCATGCCTGTTCATTCGCTCGTTTATGCCGCTTGTAGGCGGCCCATGTGCCATGTTCGGCGAGTTTACGGGGCATATTTTCACCTCCAATATGCGGGTAAATGCTCGATATTGGAGCGGGAAACCTAATATATGGCCTGTGGGGGGATGTGACTATGACCGAAGGGACTCACACGGGGGTGGGGGAGGGGTAACCCCTGGGTATCTCCCGATGCGTTGGGAATCGCGGGCGGCGGGAATTACCAGCGGCGCGAGGTGGACGGGGGATGTACCTGTGTTTTGAGGCGTTTTTTCCCGCGACTTGAATTACATTTGCGATGTGCTGGTGCGAGGTTCCCAAGCAAGTCGCCGCCGTTGGCGATTGCGTCGAGGTGGTCTGCTGTAAAAGCTAGAGGGTGTGTGTACGGTAGGGTGAAGTCGAAGTGTTCGCCGCAGAGGTGGCAAGGTTTGTTGTTGTTAATGGCGTCTTGCTTCAATGCGGCTGCGTGTTTGCGGTATTCACGATCATTGTATTTCGTTGTCACTGCTCTCACCTGCTCGTATGAAGGCCCGGCTCATAGGGAAAAGAGTACAAACTCTATGAGCCGGGCCGTTATAGTAATCACCGATAGCATGGAAAGAATCCAACTGCCCCAACCACAGAGCAGGTTCACGTCAGTGCCTATCGTACTCAGCTAAGCTATCTGCGGGCATAGCTCAGGTGAGCACATATAAGATAGACCATCCACAACGATTATGCAAATATGCATAATCTGTTTCTATTCTGTGCACTCTGGCACGTAGGAAACACCTACTACCTTGCCGTGTTCATCACGCTCGGAACGCAGGTGATAAGCACGGAGATGGTTCAATGATGCTCGATCTATCCGGTGCATCATGTCGGTTGTCAGCAAGGTATCGTCACCACCAACCTCCATAAATGTGTCTACATATTTGCTTCCGCAATACAGGTCTAACCCAAATTCATACCCATCTAATACGAGGCTTAGACCCATCCCCTCGATCATCTCGCGCTCAGTCTGGGATGCACTATGCTCATATTTAGCTTGATGTTCGAGTGCTACCTCAAGAGCATAATCGCCTGGCAACCAGTCAGATACCCACCCGCAAAGCAGACACCGCGCCTCGTACTCAACACGGGCACCCCCATGTTCACGAGCATATCTGTCCTGCCACTCCGGGCAATCACCAAAAACCGGATCAGACTTCACCCGCACGATATGCGGATTATTGCTGCGCATTAGCAACCTTACCTTTCAAATATCCCGCCATAACGTCCGGGCTAACCAAATTTAAAATCTCATCGCGTTTCCACGTGCTTGTGCAGCATCGACAATCAACGCCGTCCACACGTTCACCTTGCCATATCGCCCACATTGCAGGCTCTCGAATCATCTCACCATCTAAATTGAACCGAGTTATATCCCGCTGCGCACATATTGGGCAGCTCAACTCAGGTAATGGAGTCGCACGGATCGGATTCAAAAGTTCAACAATCGAACTACACCATGCGCTGGATTTCAACATCAGCTGTTCTAACTGCTCATCTGAAAAATCCGGTATGAGTTTGTAAAGCCCCTCAACTACTTGTTTTAGCGGTTCTTTTGAATTCACAAACGCTTTTAAATCAGTGCGAATTTCTACCATCAGATCAAGGACGGCAAGAGAAGCCGGAGCAGAATTAGAGCCGCGGCCGCCGCCGCCTGATTCACCCGATGGAAACATAGCGTCTTCAAGCTGCGCCAATAAAGGAAGCTCGCCGGTAGAAGTCTGCTTTGTCAGTCTATCCAGATTCGTGCGAACAGTGTCAGACAACACCGTATTTTCCATTTCTCTCTTCTCCTTCTAGCTACTCAGGTCTACAACGATTTGTTCCCAATCGGACGGCCGCCAAATGCACGCATCTTGACCGGTCGCCGTGAGTATCTGAATCCACCTAAGTTGTTCTTCCGACACCCGACCCTTTTCGCGCTTCAACTCCCGAAACACAGTTCGCCGCTTCTTCGGGTTTACCAACACTAAATCGGGGAATCCCGCAGGCGATCGGCGTGAATCGTGCGTATGATAATGTTCCCAACCGGTCGCACGAGCAAGGTTGATAACTCTGCTCTGAAACTCAGACTCCGAAAGTTGCTCATTAGCAAGTTTCTTATAATCCACAGCTTTCACTCTTTATCCTTTCTTTCTGCACCGTTTGCCGCGTTTCCGGCGAACAGTACTCTTTTCCTTGGTGCACAGGTTCCCCGCTTGCGCGGGGTCACCGACCCTTACCGACCCGACCCGACCCGGCGTAACCAAATCCGTCGGAGTCGCTTTTTGGAGGAACTTGCCGGTATTTGCCAAATCAACAGTGTTCAATGATTGTCCCTTTGAATCTGCTGGATCGATGGGACGCTCGACAGGCGCGCCTGCGCCCGGTGCATCAACCCTCTCACCAACCATCTCAGCAGGACGCTCAACAGAAACTAATTTTGTCTCCGGTGCATCTACCGCGTCATTAGTTGGATCGATGGGACGCTCGACAGGCGCGCCTGCGCCCGGTGCATCAACCCTCTCACCAACAGATGACTCAATGTCGGCCATGAACATATCTATTTGGTTTTCCTCAATTGCTACCCAAGCCGGAGGCGGTGCGGTCGATGCGCTACTGCCTGGTGGCTCCGAAGACCCCGGAGGTGGTGCTTTTGGCTTTCCTCTCGGTTTATCTTTCTTCGCCGATGGGAGCACATGGTTGTGTGTTCGCATCAGATTGGCGTGTTCATTGAGAAAATTTGCTGTCGCGTCGCTGTACCAGGGGTTTTGTGGTGCTGGTAGTAGCTGCGATAAGTCGTTATCTGAATTTTGGCTGTCTTTCCTGGATGAATTACAGCCACGGCATGAGACCACCATATCGTCGGGTGATTTGGCGGCTACGCCTGGATGTAGGTGGTCGTAGGTTCCTCCGCGTGCTCCGCGTTTGTCGTTCCAATAGACCACGTGCCCGCACCATCGGCATGCGTCGCCGTCGCGCTCTCGGATCGGTACAACGAGTTTTGAATCGCGAGTGTCATTACGCTGCTGATTTGCCCATTCACGTTGCTCTTTTGAGACCATATGAATCAGCTCTGGGTCTTCAATGAGCTTGTAAGCGATTGCTCCGGTCTGTTGGTTTTTGATTTGTTCAAAATATCCGCAGTACTCGGCGGCCGCGGCAAGCTGCTTACCACGGGCAACGCCCGCAACTTGGAAGATTGTGCCAAGCTCGATGATGGAGTCTCCCTCATGAGCGGCGCACATTGTGGCTGCCATTGCCACAAAACCGAAAAGCTCTAATTTTAGGGATTCCGTTGCATTAGGAAGTTCTAGGGAGCGCAAAACGACTGGATGCATAGATGCGGTGTCGCCAATGCGGAGCCAGCTCATGCGCATTCCTCTTTTCCATCTGAATTGTTCGTGATTACTATGCAATAAAGCATAATGCAATGTCTTATTTTATGCAAATTTGAATATCCAGGCGGCTAGGGCATACCTGTGGCTGCTTGCCGCCTGGATTTCGCGCCGTCTAGTTGTTCTCTGCGATGATATTGATAGCTGCCTGGATAAAGGTGATTATGAGCAGGGCAGCGAATGCAGTCCCTACGGCTCCTGCAAGGACAAAGGTGAATACTTTCGCCCATGTTTCGCCGTATAGGTTTATGAACCTGTCAAGGCGTTCTGAGATTTGGTGTTTATCTTCCATGTTCTCCCTCTCTTTATCGGAGTAGTGGCTTTAGCGGTGACTCCGGGATGGCTAAAGTACATGTGATGTTGTGGATAGTTAGGTTGCCTTTTATCTTTCCGGTCTCACATGCCTCCGCTAGGATTTCCAGATCGCTAGGTGTGTAAGCTATCAGTGCTGATGGCGCTGGGGCGGGGTATTTCCCTGGTCTCCCATCCGGTTCGCAGAATTTTACCCGACCTTCGATCCATAAAATTCCAGATGCTACAGGGAATACATACTGTTGCCAGTATTTGGTATCTGTTCGTGCGAAGATGAACGCTATTCCAGCGCCGCCGTTTTTCACATGCTCTGCCATTTTCTTTACCCATTTGTCTATTCCTCGCCCGTAGGGCGGGTTTAGCCATACCCGCCCCTCCCAGCGCTGTGCTAGTCCGTCTTCTAATTCAGTGAATGTTCGGGTGGCTCCGATCCAGTCGCGGTTTTCGATAGGTGCGGCCGGGTCGAGGTCAAATTTTCCGAGGGGCTGGAAAATATGGGGGGGGGGTAAGCCACGTATCCGATGCGCTTGTGCTTCTCTGTGGTATCGGCATTTACTTTTCCTTCCTGATGATTTGGTTAATCCTGTAACCGTCGGTGTGCAAGAGTGCGTTGATGGTTGTCCGAATGTTTCCAGGCCCTACTGCCTGTACCGTAACGGTTGCCCCTAGACGGCCTCTCTGCACGATATATTCAGTAATTTTTGCACCGGGTGCTTCGCATTTGACTAGGTTTTGGATGCGGGCATATACGGTTAGGTACCCCATGTAAGATTTACTCCTTTTCCGTCTTTGGTTGTGGTAACTATGATGTCGTTAAACATTTATTTCCCTCCAAGCTAGTGCGCCCCTGAGGAATTGTGAGTTGTGCCTGCTGATTACGTCTTTCATGTATGTTTCTAGGTCGATTTCGGCGCTGGTGTATGATGCTGCTTCCATGCGTCGAAGGATTCCTGGGGCTTCTCCGTGGATGGATAGACTGGCATCGGCGCAGTCCTGGCAGTAGACCGTGAACTCGGTTGATTCTGGTATGCCGCTTTGAGCTGGGTGGAACTTGGTATTTAGCTCTGCCCGGTGCGGGTAGCCGCTTCTTGGTTTTGGTATGTTCATTTTTCCTCCAAATTCGCCATCATTTCCGCGAGAGCTGTTGCGGCTTGTTGCGGAACAACGCCGTTGCCGATGGCTTTAAGTTGTTGTGCCCGTGTGAGGGCTAAATTGGGGTTGGTAACCCAACCTGCCGGCAGTCCCATCATCCATTCGCTAAATTCTGGGTTTAGCTGTGGTTTCCCGGTGCGTGATGGGCGGGTTGGAGCGGGGGCTTTATTCCCGGTTACAATTTCCCACCGTTCGACAGCTGGCGCGTACTCGTGGAAGTCGAAATGCACTTCTTCACGGAGGTTCCCGGTTCGTTTGCTGGGTTGCCGATCATCTTTGCCGCGTTTGAGTGCTTTAAGTCTCGCTTCGCCGCTTCTCCAATCTAGACTATCCATTGTGTTCGGCGTAGGTAGCAAGTAGGGGATGTCTTCGGCGAGGTTCCCGCTGGTGGCTCGACTCCGGACTGCTAGGCGGCGCGCGTATGTTTCTGGGAGTGGTGCACCTTTGATGTCTGAGCAGGTCGGGGTTGGGAAGAGCGGGGTAGTATCTCCTCCCGTGTCAGTGGCACTCCCTCGGTGATGGCGTTCACTCCGCCCGGGAGCAACAGAGCCGATTTTGTGGCTTTGTACGGGTTCTTCCCTCCCCGCGCTCCGTCTGTCGCTGTAGGTGTAGGAATCGTTGCGCCAGGCGAGGACGAAGACCCGTTCGCGGTGGTGCGGCGCGCCGATGTCTGATGCTCGTATAGAGCGCCATTGAGCGCTATACCCGAGGGAGGCAAGATCGCCGAGTACACGTCCGAGTGCCCGCAAAGCAGGTTCGGTGTCGCTACCCCCCCCTGTTCCCATACATCCCGGGCAGGGTTCCAAATCGCTAGAGGCTGTCGCACTTCTAGCTCCTTTCACGTTTTCCCACACTACGAGGCGGGGTCGAATAATTTTGATAGCTTCTCGCATGGATACCCACAGGTTCGATCGGGTTCCGTCCGTCATGCCCCGCCGGGCCCCTGCCAGGCTCACGTCCTGGCAGGGCGAACCGCCGGAAATAATGTCTACCGGCGATACTTTCTCCCAATCCACTGCGGTAACATCACGAAAATTCGGGGCCTCCGGGAAATGCTGCGCAAGAATCTTTGACGGTGCTTCCTCAAATTCGCACACCCACGCCGTTGTTGCGTTCAGTGCACGCTCGACAGCGAGCGCGAGGCCTCCGTACCCGGCGAAAAGTTCCCCGGCGGTGAGTTTAGATTTTGGCATTTGCTTATTTCTGTTCGATGCCTTCTTGTGCGCCTACCACGTATTCCCTAAATTTGAGTAGGGTCTCGTCGAGCTGTTTCAGTAACTCGACTATTAGGCGCTCTTTTTGGTTTTCTGTTAGATCGGAGTGCGCTATTGCCGAGATGAAGCCTATTACTTCGTCCGCTTCATTGGAGAATCCCCTGATTTTCCGTTGGATTTCAGGTAAGTTCTGGTTATTTTTAGTGTTGCTCATTTTCTCCTGCCTTTCTGTCTTGCCAATGAGTGGTGTAGGCTGCGATCGGGATGTAATTTTTTTGTGGGTCGTATGGGCCGTTGAATACGAATCCTGGGTGTTCCTCAGTGATCGTGATGTCTAGCCCTGGAAACACCTTCTCTAGACAACGCATAGTCGTTTCATCCGTGTCCTCGTGCACGTAGAACGGGTCTATGTACATGATGTAATTACGCTTAGTAGCTCTCATGTGGTCTTCGACAGTTCGCACCGTGATAACCAGAGCTTTGTAACTTATAGCGCCCATCCGAGGAATCCTTTGAGCGTTTCTATTGCATCCATGACGCCCTGCTGGTTGGCGTCTTCGGGCATTGCTTCGACGGTCTCTTGGAGGGTGTCGATGAGCGCGCTTATCTGCTTGGTTCGCTCTTTATTGGCTTCCTCTAGGGCTTCTATTATTTGCTTTGCTGCGTGGGGGCGCTCCTCGGCTTTCTCTGGTGATTTCATGAATATTGCTGTTTCGCATGCGGACAGGATTCCGAGATTGAGGTCTACTTTGTCTTTGATATCGTGCATGTTTTGCATGGGCATGGGTGTTCTCCTTTATTGCGCGAATCCTGTGTAGCTGGTGATGTTTTTAGGGTCTTCGTCGGTGATGAGGTTCCGGCGGGCGTGTTCGATGGCTTCCTTCGCGGCGGCGTCGTAGGTGTCGAACAGGGTAGGCATCCCGCCGTAGTAGACAGCGAAATCTTTGCAATCTTCACATTCTACACTCCACATTCCCGGTAGCTTTTTGTAAACTACTTCTGGTTTGTGGGTGCGATACGGAGATGATGGGACGGGCGGCGTATCCGGTGATATTTCAAGATTCCGGTGTACAGATGAGTGTGTTAATGCTTCACCAGGGTTTAGGATTGTCTCTCCGTCTGGGTAGTGTCCGCACCTCATCGTGTATGTTCTATCTATGAGATTCCGTTCCTCGGAAACCCGGAGGTTGATAGTCTCGTATTCATAGTTTGTTTCCAGCATGACGGGGTGAGGGACAAATTTGAACTGCGGGATTTGTGTATCTTTACCCGATAGCTTTTCTACCTCTTTCGCAGGGTATGGAATCGTATTCGCGGCGCGTTTATCGAAAATTTTCATGTCTCTTTTCCTTTAATTGTTTCGGTACAGGTCAAGCATCATAACGGTTAGGTGATCTTTGATCCTGTGTACTATCTCTGCTTTTGGGGAGTCCTCATGCTGGGTGCTCTTGATGAATCGGGCGACGTCGCGGAGAGCGTTACGGTGGGTTATCTCAACTCCGCCGCCGCATCCCTCCCAGCCGAGGTTTTCCAACCTATCCACGGCGGCTTTCGCGCTTGGGGAAAGGTGGAACTCTACTGTGTCGCCTATGTACCGGTCGAGGCAGTCGAGGGCTTTGATGACGTCCTCCACGCCGTTTTTATTCGGTGCCCGCCAAATATATTTGACAGTGGAAAATAGCCACCCTGGAAGCTCGCCAACGAATTCTTCCGCATTGACTCCGGCGATCGGGGCATAATGTTTCGGCATTTACTTTCCCTTCCTAAACTGCTTTGATAATCCAGTGGTTTTGCTCATGGGTGAGCTTCGCTTTCTCCGCGAGGCGGCGGGCCTTATCTTCGTTTTCCGAATTGATGAGAACTGTCGCGATCGTCCCAATGGATACGCCCTCTTTTGATAAGCCCTCACCCTCGCAGTCTTCGCACTTTACGTACAGTACGCGGCGAAGCGTTTCGTCATGCCAGCTCTTGGTTGTTTTCTCGACGATGAGGACGTTATGTACTCGTGCGTGGAATTGTTCGACTTCGGGTTTCATGCACGGTTCCCCATCGTCTCTAGGACGGTGTTGCGGGCCTCGTTCACGAGGGTAGCGACCTCACTGTCTTCCATACCCCTACCTAGCGCAATGACGCCGTGCAGGTGTGTTCCGTAGATGAGGTGGCGAATACGTCCTGCGTCGCTGCCTGTGACGCGGGTGGCGGCTTCACCGTAGATTTTTGATGCCGTTGTGAACGCAGCGATCTTGATGACGTTGAAATTCGGGGACTCCGGTTCCTCTGGATTATTGACACTTAGGTAAAGGTCATTGAGCAGAGTATCGGTTATTTCCGCATCCTCGGCGAGATTACCAACGATTAGTTCAGTGTTCCCATATGCTTTATGGGTTTCTGCGATCATAATATTTTCGTTATCAAGCTGATTACCAAATTCCAGCCGCAGAGGTTCCTCACTGTTCTGCTTATTTGGCTTGAAAATCGAGGTGATGTTCTTCGCATCATCGGTGTAGAGGCAGAACTCGCGTTCTCCGGCCTCTACCGCCTGCTCGATACGGACAGAAGCAATCGCTCCGAGTGCGCTGTTTCCAGTGATAAGCGCTAGTTTCTTCGCTGGGGTGATACGAGCTGCGATAGTTGCCGCATTCCGCTCCTTCTCACCGCTGTAGAGCGTTGCCTGCTTCGAGATAGGTATGAGTGCACGCAGTGCAGAAACAAATTCCAAGGTGTTTACGGTGACGGTTGCCATAATACTTTTTCCTCTTTTCCTAATGGTTAGTTTTTTTCTTGAGCCTTGCCCGGCGAGCGCGGATGTATGCGGCTAGTCCGGGTGGCATTTCGGTGATGTGTGGGTCTGGGGTTGCTCTCGTTTTTGGTTTTGGTTCTGGCCCGTGGGTGGTTAGTCGTATGAGTGGGGGTTTGCCGCGTTTTTTGTTTGATTCTTCGCGGGATTTGCAGGTTTTGCATTTGGGGTTGCGGTAGATCATGGCGTATCCGCATTTGCTGCATGTTAGCCGTCGTGTTGGTAGGTTTGCTTTTTTTGCTCGGCTCCATCGGCGTTTCATGCATGTTTTGCATCCGGGGGTGAATTGGTTGGTTTTGCCTCCGCATCCGGCGCATGTTTTGGGTTCGTGTTCGTCGCCTGCTTCTCTTATGAGTTTGACCCGGTGCCTTTTGCGGCATAGGTCGCATTCCATGTTGAAGTTGGTGTATGGTGTTCCGCATTTTTTGCAGCATCTGCGGCGTTTGGGTTCTTTGCCTATGGATACGTTGTAGTTGTGTCTCCATTTGCATTGTGGGCATCCTGGGGTTCTGCACGGGAGTGGGTTTTTGCATCCTTTGCAGATGTGCCCTTTGCTGGTTTTCATGCTTCCTCCTTCCTCCTAGCAGATTTCGTATGATGCGATTTCGGCTAATCGGTTAGGGGCATGTGGGGAGTGTACGGTGTATACGCGCTGTGTCTTTCTGTTGATTTCTAGGATTCCGCGGTTTCTGAGTTCGTGGGCTACGGTTTCGGCGGCGAGGGCGGCTAGGGATGTTTTGGTCTGTCTTCCGTGGTAGGTGAGTGTGGTTTGCCTCGTAGGTTTGGTTGGGGTGGTGAGGGTTTTGAGGTCTCGTTCGTAGATGTTGATGGTTTTGTCTGCCATGTTTATGCTCCTAGTATGTTGGCGAGTAGTTTGATGAGCCATGCTATGGGGACTGCGATGATGAGGACGATTAGCATGCCGATCATTACGACGATGATTACTTCTAAGCAGGCTTGCAGGTTTTTGGCGATCCTACTTTTCATGTGTTCCTGCTTCTTTCTCGATCATCATGGCGAGTTCTGCGATCTTGGATGCGGCGAATAGCAGATGTTTTTGGAGCTGTTCGGAGAGTTGTGCGATGTGCGGGGCGCGGCGGCGTTTCCAGAGGTCGGAGGCGAGGGCGTCGAGTTCTGCGGCGAGTTGTTTGTTTTCTGCGGTAAGTTCTTCGGGTGTTACTGCTGGGATATTGATGGTTTGCTGCACGAGAGCTTCACGCTGGATTTGGTGTTTTATGTCCTCTATTGACTTTGCTGTTTCTGCGATTTTTGCGAGGGTGTCTCGCTGGTGGTTGTCGATATTTGTGCCCTGGATACGGCGGTTAATTCCTTTGGTCGTGAGGAATGAGACGGATCGGTTTCGGGTTCGCTGTTTTTCCTCTTCGGTGAGGGAATCGTAGGTGAGCTGGAATTTTGCGCGGCATTCGGTGTCTTCCGGTTTGATGTCGCGCAGCATCTCGTAGTCGTGTTCTGCACCGGCTGCGCGGGCGAGGTCTACTGCGTGGATGTAGATTTTTCCGTTGTGCCAGACGGTGCGGATTTTCTGGCCTGGCCTGAGAATTTCATCAACGGTTGCTTCTACGAGGGGGTATTCTTTGCGGTCGCATTTCATTTTTTACCTTCCTTACTTCTCTTGAGGGGGTGGTTATTCGGTGGGGAGCTTGATCCATTTGCCTGTGCGTGGGTCTTTGCCGACGGAGAGGCGGGAACGGTATAGGGCTGCTTTGTAGATTGCTGTGAGGACAATTAGGGCTGGGATCGCGAGTAGCCCTAGTATGATTGCCATTAGCGTTAGGATGATGATCGTCATTGTTGTTTCTCTTTTCTCTTGAGCCTGAGTCTGCGGGCTTGCAAGTACTTCATAAGTCCTGCGTCTATAGGCTTTGGTGGCTGGTTTTTTCGTGGTTGTTGGCGCGGGCGGTACTTTGCTCGGAGTTTTTCAAATTCCTCGCTGCTGATGACGCCTCGTGTGTATCGTGAACGAAACCGCGTGTAGCATCCTTCGCAACCTCTCGTCCACGTGTCTACGGGGCAGCCGCACCAGGTGCAATGCGTCGGGTATCTCGGCATTTTATTTCACCGTCCGCCAATCTTGCGCTGTGAAATATGCTCGTGAGCGTGCCCGGTTCTTCACGGTGTTTTCATGCCAAGCGTCAAGCATTGCACGGCTAAAAAGAATATCGTCGCGATCATCAGTGAGTGCCACCGGTACGAGCCTGTTGCTGACTTTGTTGAGAGAGCTTTTGAGACTCGCAATCTTCCGGCCTGTATGCTCCGATGCTTGCTCGAAGGTTAGAAGCTCGACGTTTGGGTGTCGCTCTTGATATTCGGCTGCTGTTGGCAGGTTCGCGAAGCGGCGGGCGTATCCTACAGCTCCCATGATGTTCCCTCGCTCTCCGCGTCCGTTTCGATCCAGTCGGCGCGGTTCCACAGCACCATCGCAACGGTGGCAAATACGATGGTGCCGAATGTGGCACCGTTCGCTACCATCACTCCATGAGCGAGCGCGGAGTAGATGGCTCCGGCGGCGCAGATAATGGCGAGTGTGAAGAATAGGATTGCGGGGGTGAGTGGGTGTTTGGTTATGCGTTTCATGGTGGTTGCTCTTTTCCTGATTATGCATATTTGCATAATCTGTTTATTTTTTATGCAGTAATGCATAATTTATTGGTTGAAACTATGCGTTACTGCTGTCTATGCATTTAAGCATAAGTGATTATTTTTTTATTTGCAAGTTCTTGCAGTGATTATTTTTGTGTCGATGCCCACATATTCGCAAAACGCGGTGATTGTGCGGGGCGCGGTCGGTATACGGCCGGTACGAGTGTGTTCGCGTTGGGCTACATAGGCTAGGTGTCTATATACCTGTTCGCGGGTGCGGCCGGTGTAGTGGGTGATGGCGTCGATTGTTTCTGCCCAAGTTGGAGCACGCCAAAAAGTTTTTTTGTTAGTTTGGGGGCGACCGCCAAGGTAAGCTGTTCCGCGGAGTGTGGTTGCGATTGTCATGATTACTCTTTTCTAGTTGTAAGTCTTTTGCACGTCAAGACTTTTTAGGTATTGGTGTATGGCCGATTCGGGGTAAAGGATTCGTCCTCCTGAAACTCCGCCGGATGTCGAAATATAGGCTGGTCCACGTCGTTCTGAACGCCATTTACCTAGAGTGGTTGGCTGCACACCTAACCCTGCTGCCAGTTCTTCCGGCGTAAGGTACGCTTCTCCTTTAATATTTAGGCTCAAAATCAACTCCTAGCTTATTCGTCTGCTTCAACATCGGGGAACCTATCGAGGATCGTTTTTGCGAATAATCGCATCTGCTCGGTTAGGTGCGCATATATTTCTTCTGCTGTGCTTTTGGTAATCCACGGGTATGCAAGCACTGTCAGAGTGGCATCATGAAGTTCGCGTAGATTATCTATCCTTTCCCACACAACGCGAGCATCATCGAAAGCTTTTTGGTGGTCTAGCTGGTTCATACGTTGCTCTCCTTACTTCTGGGTCTTCTTGATAATGTCCTCGCAAGCGGCCTTTAAGTCAGATTTCCTCTTCTTCATGATGGCTTTATGAGCTATCTTGTATTCTTCAATATCCTTGGATAGCTTCAAGATCATCTCTTCATCTGCGGTGATGTCACGCTCAAGCCCGGCGAGCTTCATCTTAGATTCGGCTATGTTATCCTGACGGGTTTTAATCGCTTCCTCGCAAGCCGCAATCCTGTATTCGATAAATTGGGCTGGGTTCATGAGGCGTTTTCCTTCCTGCTGTCCTGATCTGCGGGGGGTGTTTTGGGGGCTACGGTGTAGCCATTTGTTAAATCAGTTACGGTTACGCCGAGCCAATCGGCTGCGACCTTGATATATGCGACCTTCCAGGTGGTCGTACCTGAACGGAGTCGTGATGAGGTGAATTCAGAGACTCCGAGTAGTTGAGCGAGTTCTACCGACTTCCGACCCTGCTGGAACATCAGCAAGCTCACGGAATTCGCAACCTCGTTGTTTATATCCATTTCTCTCTTTTCTTTAGAAGATATAACTAGATTATGCATATTTGCATAATCTGTCAAACCCTTGCAAAACCTTCAATAATTAGTTTATAGTGAGTTTCATGAGTACAACACGAGATACAGTCCCAGCCACATCGTTTGATACTTTCGTCGCGGCCGAGGTACGCCAACTCATGCGTGAGCGCGGGTTCACACAGACTTCACTTGCGGAGAAGTCCGGCGTGAAACAACCGCGTATTTCGCGCTCGGTGTTTAGTGTGCGGTCTTCGCTACCGGTGGCTATTTTGGATGAACTGGCAGTTACTATGGGTGATACCGCGTCGGGCATTCTGCGGCGGGCAGAACGTAAATATTTCGAGGCAAACGAAGAGCGAGCAAAGCTACAAGAAGAACGCGCTAAATTGAACGAAGAACGCGCTAGGTTAGATCAAGAAATCGCTAAATTAAATGAAGAGAGGGCAAAGCTACAAGAAGAACGCGCTAAATTGAACGAGTCTGACGTACCCCGGCTATTGGCTCTCTAAAGAAATCCGGTATCTATCACTCTCTCACTCTTCTTTTTCACTCTGAGGTCTTGGGTCTCAGGGCATTTTTTTACCCCTGGCACAGACAGGGGGGCGACACCACGCTAAGGCTGAAAAACGCGGTGTCGCCCGTGATGCAGGGTGAAAGAGAGTCCTGCTCATATGAAACGCTTGAATAATATAGTGCACTGTGGCGGCGTGCGCAAGGGAGAGTTATAAAACATGGTACGTCCACAAACACCAATTGGGCATCATGGAGTTATCACTGCAAAAAAGCTAGATTCCGGCCGCTGGGTGGCTCGGACGTATTTCCGCGATCAACGCGGGATGCGGCGCGACGTTACTGCCCGTGAGCGCTCGAAAGGGGCTGCGGTTCGTAAGTTGCAGGTGAAGCTGGAATCATTGCCTGCATTGGGAGTTGGCAGGTTTTCATCAAGCTCTCGGCTCGGTGAGGTTCTAGATTGGTGGCTTGACCGCTGGGAGGGCGCGGAGCAGACGCGATATAACTTAGGCGTATCGGTGCGGGCGTTGAAACGTAATTTGGGTCATTTTCAGCTGTTCGAGCTGTCGGTTCCGGTGGTGGTTGATTACTTAGAGTCCGTGAAGGCCGAAAGTTCGGCGCGCAGGCAAAGGCAGGTACTACGTGCTGCGTTGGGGGAGATGGTGCGTTTGGGGGTTCTGGCGTCTAATCCGGTCGAAGCGACGCGGCCGAGGCGAACAGCTAGGAAAATTCCGAAGGCTCTTACCCCGACGGAAGCCCTTGAAGTTATTCGCATTGTGCGGGAGCGGGCAGGCGGCGATGGTGTGGCATGGCTCGGCGATCTGTGCGAGCTTTTGGCTGCAACGGGTACACGATTCGGTGAAGCTGCGGGCGTTCGTTGGGTTGATGTCGATTTCAAAACTGGACGCCTTATCGTGCGCGGTACCGTGATTACCGGCGGAACGTATCAAGCACACACAAAGACTCACCAGGTGCGTGTAGTTCGTCTCCCTGCGGGCGTACTTGACATGCTGCGGCGGCGGCAAGAATCATCCGAAAGCGAGTTCGTCTTCATAACCGGGCGAGGTAATCTGCTGTCGGGGTCGAGCGCTGGAAACGCGCTACGGCGCTGTCTCAAGAACACGCAATTTGAGTGGGTTACCCTTCACACATTCCGCCGTTCGGTGGCAACATGGCTTGAACGTGAGGTTGGAATGTCTGCGGCCGCGCTCCAACTTGGGCATGAGCAGGAATCCACGACACGGAAATCCTACGTCGAGCGGCGAGGCGAAGCTGACTTCTCAGAATTCTTGGAAGGTTCGCTGTACGCTTAACTCACTACTTTGGGATCGCGAGCGCGGGGTGAACTCACTATAAACTCACTACTTTGTTAGGGAGTGGTAGTAATTCAAATATGCATATAATCTATTTTAGGTTGGCTAGTTCCTTGCTATGTCAAGGGATATGGTGGCAAGTTCCTTGATATTCCAATGCGGGCTTTTGGGTGGTAAAAGTCCTAAATTGATTTTGCTTAGCGGGTGTAGTTCCTTGTAATTACGGGGTTTTTCGATGGTTTTTAGTGACTAACTCACTATAAACTCACGATTTTGAAAATGTGTCTTATGTCATTGGTTTCCTGCTTGATTCAAGAGTTGAAATATTCGATACTTGATTATGTCGAAGCAACAGGGCATCGACAGAGCAGAAAAGAGAGATAGCATGAGCCATGCATACACAATCCGCAACATCTCAAGACATGCCACTCACATCTACGACGGAGAAGAACTTATAGGGTATATGCAGCCATCATCGAGCCGCACGACAGGCGGTTGGAACGCATACTATGGAAGCACCTACGCCACCACTCATAAGTTATCTCTTTATTGTGTGGCAGTCGGCTATTCACAAGAGAAATGTCTCGAAAACTTCATTAAAACGTATGAACACGATACACAAGTTTTACGGTAAGCGCGGTGCTGAAAAGCTCCTCGGCATCGCCCCATACACGTTAGATCAAGTCGCCGCTAGGCACCCATTACCTTCTACAGAGTTTACTTGCGATGGTCTCCCTATATACACGAAGGAACAATTGCAAGACTGGTATGAAGAGAGGCCGCGCCACGGTGGCGACCGAAAATCAGACGCTTTCAAAAAAGCTACAGGCAATAGAAAAGAGTAATCATGAAACCTATCAAAATTGACACTACCGCCCCTTACCTCTGCTTCGACTTCTCATGCGCGGATGAAATCGGGTTGCAAGTTACGTACCAACGCACCGAGCATTCAGACGTCGAGGTGTACGAGTTCGGAGACACCGAAACGCAGGGAACTCAAATTTACCGCCGCTCCGGTAAATTTGGCGAGCCGCACAGATATATGCGGGTTCCGCTAGATGGCTCCGATGCGGTTGAGAATATCATCCTTGGCACCAGCGCGTCGAGATACGTCACCATCAGCTCAGTTGTAGACGGTGAAGCTATGGAAGGGCTGCCAGAGGATGCAGTAGAGCGTATCCACCGTCTCGTTCTCGAAAATAGTAAACTTAGACTCGCGCAATAAAAAAGTAACCCCATGCACCAGCTCATTGTCTGGTACATGGGGTTATACTTTTATCGGAGACGAAACTTGCCGTTTTCCTCCTTCATTACCTAGCCCCTCCGAGCGTTGGCGCTCATACCGGAGGGGCTAAATTATTTACGCTTCACCCTGTACTCGTTCGCGAAGCGCGGCATCTGCACCATGATCTACATGGTCTCCCAGGTTCTCATACTTCGACGCAGCAGGAACCTCATGATTAGGATCGCCATAGAGGTATTCCTGCACGCTCCGGCTCCGGTCAGTCTCCGGGAGTGCCGGAGTGGTTACTGCGTCCTCAATACGTGCGAGTGCATCAGCTACCTCTGGGTGAGGTTCGGGGTCTGCCCCGGTTTTGACGTTGAAGATCGCGATGATGAGTCCGAAAAGGGCGGGGATCAGAGGCAGGTAAGTGTTCAGGGTTTCCTGCGTGATAACGCCGTGAGCGACGAAGATTGCGCCAATGGTTAGGGCGAGGGTGTAGGTTGCGGTTCGGATGTTTGCGAGGCGCTGGGAGTTCATGTTTAGTTTCCCTTCTGGTTCTTGATGAGTTCAGCGAGCAGGCGGTTAGTTTCCTGCTGTGTGGCGATGAGCTGCTTGTTCTGCGAGAAAATGTCGCCATCCCACTTGATGCCGTCTTGACCGCGGGTGAGTGCGTCCTTGGTCTGCTGGGTCTGGATACTGGTGTTGGTGATAGCGTTGTAGAGGGGGCCTGCGTGCCAGTGCTGTTCTTTTCCAGGGCGTAGAAGCGCGTGGATGCCTTCGACTGCGGTGAGTAGGCGTTCGGTCTGTTCGTTAGTCATTTCGTCTCCGTTTTCGATGAGAGTGCTTACTGTTTCTGCGATGACTCCGCCGGTATAGTGTTTCTGCGTAAGAGCTAGGAACTGTGCGGCGGGGAATCCATCTCCGGGGTCGGTGTGATCGGATTCTCGGAATACTCGGCTGATCTGTGCATGTGTGGTGATTCCTTTTTCACCGTTCGCGAGCTGCTGATCGGTGAGGAACCGGGCCGGTATTCCGTGACGTGTGCAGATGTCGGCCATAAGAGCGGCTGCCCGGTCAAGAATTGCTTGTGAAGCTGGGTCTGCCCATTCGGTAGCTGTCTGTGCGGCGCGTCCTGCTAGTTCAAGGTGAATGCCGAATGCGTTCCCGGTTGGCATGGCTGCCCATGCCGCGGCGCGTTCGTCCACACATTGAACAATGGAATCAGGATCGATGCAGTAGTGAGCGCTGGTACCTGCGGCGGGGTTGGCGAACCAACCTGCTATATTTTCTGCAATCTGGGTTGTTTCGGGGGTCTCCATCGTGTGGATAACGCCCCATTTTGGTGTTATCGCGCCCCATGTGCAGTTTCCGGTCGGATGGATGGTATTCACGAGGTCGGAATCTGGTGCAGTGAATGCTGCTGGCATTGTGCCCCTCCTTTCTTTGTCTTCTGATACGTAGACCCTGCACATGTTTCCAGCATGTGCA